GGCACTTAATGATGACTGCATTACCGCATTCGGCTATTTCCAGCAGCAGTTAGCATTACAGTTGCAATTCTGGGATATAGAGCTACAAGAATCGCATTGGGAGCTTGGTGGTGGGGACGTTGCTGGTAACGTAAGACAAGTTATTGCAGGGAATCAGCAAGGATTTGTATATCTTGTCCAATCTGATGTGAGCGTAAATTGTAGTGCCCGACAAATAACCAACATAGTTATCACCGCTGGGGGAAATGGCGCAACATTTACGGTGATTGATCACATGCTAGGCGTTGGAAACTATATTTCACTGATTGGCATTGTGGGTATAACTAATATGAATGGCAATATCTATAGTGTTGTCACAACTCCTACTGCTAATACATTTACCATTCAAAACACTAACCTTCCATTGACCCTTTGGACTGGGGTGTATCAAGGTGGTGGTACGCTGGCATTTACCTCGAACATTCAGGTTGTTTCAAAACAATGGAACCCTTATGTAACGCAAGATCGCAACATCTTCCTATCCAAGATCGATTTCTCGGTTAAGTCTACTGAGAGTGGACAGGTGACTGTTGATTACCTTGTTGGATCCGGGGAGCAACTTCAAATCAACCAGGCTCGGCAATCTGGGACACTTATAGGAACTGGAGTTCTTGAGACCTTCCCTTATCCATCCGTTCCGAGTGAAACTGGTCAGGATAGGTTATGGCACCCGGTATATTTCCAAGGCGATGCTCAATGTATTCAGATTGTTATCAATATGACTGATGTACAGATACGAAACCCTGATATATCTGAAGAAGATATACAGATTGAGGCGATGACCTTATATACGATGCCAACCAGTAGCAGGTTAACATAATGGCGAACGATGTTGTTTCTGGATCATTTGTACCCACTACTAATGTATGGGATGTAGCCAATATATCTGACATTGATGTTACGAGCCCAGAGTTTAAGGAACTTTTAATAAGACTTTACCAAAACCTTAACCTTATGAGCACGGTATTGAATACTAAGGACACTGGGTATTATAACTTGTCTCAGTATAGCTGTGGCCAACTCTTCTTCCCTAACCCTGCAGCCAACTCTACGAACACAAATGCCAAGAATTTTAGGCAGGTTCTGAGGAAGGTTATTAACTTTGGAACTCTGCCTAATGCTGCTGTGGCTACGGTGGCGCATGGTATTACTACCACAGCATTTACTCAATTCACTCGAATTTATGCGTGCGCAACTGATCCTGCTGATATGGAGTATTTACCGATACCATATGCATCATCAACTGCAGCAAATAACATTGAGTTGAGTGTCGATAATACCAATGTTACGATAACTACCGGATCAGATAGAACAGCTTTTACGAAGTGCGTTGTAGTTCTTGAGTATCTACAATATTAGGAGATAGTGATGTCAGAACTATTAGGTGCGTTAACAAATCCAGCCTTGGGCCCAGTAGTCGGCAATGCCCTTACTGGTAGCGGAAAGAGATGTAAAAATTGTGGTAATGGCGGTTCTCATAATAACCAATCACAACAAGGCCCAGGCATGGCGCCAGTGAGTGTAAATCCACAAGGTTTTGATCAGGCACAGCTTTATGGAAATCAGTATGTAAACCAACCAAAGCCTGATAGCTCTTGGTGGTCTGGAACGCCAGGATATAACACAGCAACACCCCTCAAGACGCCTCAACAAACATATGCTTCTAATATTGCATCTCAAGCAGTAACCGGATTACTACAGCAAGGTATGCAGAATAACTTTGCTCCAGATTATTCTGGATTTGGTCCCATCGCCCAACGAGCGCGCAGTAACTTTGCTAACGATACTCTGCCGAGCATTGCAACAAGATTTGCTTCTGGCGGAAAAGATTCCAACCTGGAGAGAAGTGGTTACCTTGCTGAACTTGGTAAGGCTGGAGCAGGATTAAACGAGGGACTTGCTGCCCAAGAATCTCAATGGGGACAAAATCAGCAGCAACTAAGGCAGAACCTTATAGCGCAGTTATTGAGTGGCGGCGGTACTCAGACATTTGAGAATGTTCACACCGATCCCGTTAATGGATTTAAACAGGATGCGCCACAATTTATCGCGGCATTAATCAAGGGTCTCGCGACATTAGTTTAAGGAGATATCATGGCAACAAGAGTACCTGGACATCAAACATTTGGCAGTGCATTAGCTCAAGGATTGGGTTCTGGCTTAGACACGCTAGCCAATATAAAACTCAAAGAAGTCATTGAACGTCAAAAGCAGAAGCGCGATGAAAAAGTTTTACGTGAGGCAAACTTTACTCCTGAAGCTGCGGCATTCATTTCAACATTGCCATCAGATCAAAGATTGAAATATATCGAGGGTCGGCCAGGATTAATGAACCAACCCGAACAGAATCAACAGTTACAGCAATTACAACAAGGGTCATATCTACCCCAAGAACAGCAACAACTTGGCCAACAAGATATCTTTGCATCACTCAATCCACGATCTCAAGCCAATCCAGCGCAGCAACAATTAGAAAGATTACGGGGATCATCAGGCGAAGGATTCCTCAATAGTCTACTTGCTGGACAAGGACAACCTGGAGCACAACCAGGATTGATGCAGCCACAACAAATGCAACAACCGCAGAAATTACAGCAAGCGCGGCCTCAAGTCTCCCCACAACAAGCACAACGTAGGCAAAGTGTAGCCGAAATATTGACTGCCCCCGTGGTTTCAGCGGCAGAGCGAAATGCAGAGCTAAAAAGTTCTCAGGCCGAGAGAAATGCACAATTAAAGGATCAACTCAAAATAAATGCTGAGGGCAGAGAAATAGCAGATAACTTTTCTAAATTTGGTGCAGTTGCTGAAGATATTAAGAAGCAGATTCCAAATTTAAAGAAGATAATTAACAGCGGGCACGGTGGAAGTAAGACTTGGGCCGGAATTGTTGGTCTTGGTAAAAAGTTGGGACTTGATCTATCATCTCATCTAGCAACTAACGATGCAAAAATAGCCTCAAGCAGGGCTATATTCTTTCCACTTATAGCATCTATCCTTAAGGAAAACTTCACTGATCAGGAGTTTAAGGCGTTTGAAGAAAAGCTGCCAAAGGAAACTGATTCAGATGAGATACAACTTTATAAATTAGATAATATCGGATTAATACTTGATGAGGCAAAGAGAAGGGCCCATGCTGCTGAGAGGCTTACGCAGAAGTATGGAAATAAATTCCCGACTAATTTTAGGCAAGAAGTTTACAAGGAAGCCGATAAGCACTCCGCTAAATCTAAAAACCCTGAGATAGATTTATTACCAAACCCTGCAACCGAAAGCCCTGATTCCTCGTTTGAGTTATCCAATGGTGAAGTGGCTAAGATAGTTGATGGTGAGTGGAGGATAGTATAATGCCTATAAAGAGATTGTCTGGATCAACAACTAATCAGGATCTTGGACCTGTTGCTAGAACTATAGGAGGCGGACTTTCGGGTCTGGCACAAAACGCACAATCACTTGCGGGTCATGTATTTAGATACGCAATGCCCGGATGGGGATCAGCGGGAGGCGAACTTCTTGACCTATTGCCGAACATTGCACAAACAGGAAGACGGGTTGGTGGCGTAACCGAGGAACAGCTCAATCCAAGGGGATTTAGAGAGGAAGTGGCACAGGGCGTACTTAGCCAGGGACCACTTGCTGCACTTACTGGCGGTGGTGGTGTTGTAAATGCGCTTGGAAGGACTGCCGCTGGAGTTACTGCTGGCGCTGCCGCTAAACATTTAGGTGCGGGAAAGCTTGCCCAGGGCGCCATTCAATTAGGAACAGAATTATTTGCTCCAGGTCTTTATAATAAAGCAAAGTCTTTAACCGAAAAGGGCTATAAGATATCTAAAATAGCCAAAGAATTACATCCGGCCCAGCAATTAAAAAGATCGCTTTATGACCAGGCACAATCATCACTTAGGCCAAATGAGCGCGGCAGCATCAAGGCATGGGAACCCATAAAAGATGCCATTAGGAAGTTTAACCGAGTTGAGACTGATGATGCGGTTAAAAATGTAGTTAATAAGGCGATGGAGAATATAGAGGGTAACTTCTCGCAAACTACAAAAGATGCGAACATATCTGATGTATGGGGTTCTCTAAAGGCACTAAATAAACAGATCTCTTCTCTGCCGTCAAAAAGTGGTGCGCGACCCCACCTCGAGCAAGCTGCTGGTGGTCTAAGTAATATACTTAAAGATTACCGACCATTTAATGAGCCATTCTGGAAGTTTAGGACTGACGCCAATAAGATTCATACCATTCAACAATGGGCGCCCCTATTTAGTCAAATGGGTGAAACGCTAACATCAAAGGGAAGTCTTCTTGGAAAGTTTAAGTGGCCATTTGAGAAGTTCTTAAAGGCGATAGGCGAAGGCCAAAGAATGCTAGGTTACATAAAAGTTCCAGCTGCTCGACATTATCTTGGTAAGGCTATACATCAAGAATTGAACAGCCACCCGTCTGCAGCGGCAAATTCACTGCTTAAGTTCCTCAAGGAGAACGAAAAAACTGATAAGGGTAAACCTTCAGGACCAAAGAGGATTTCTGGAAAAACTATTTCTTGATATCGTGGTGTGAGTCATCATATCCATAATCACACCCATCGCCATTTATTAGGTATGATATATATCCCCACACCAAGCATGCACCGATCCAAGCCATACCAAATGCTATGCTTAATATGCTCATGGCGATGACTGATATAATAATAAATAATATAAGACCTAACATATTATTTTCCTGGATGCATATATAATGCATTATTTTTAACTTTATAGGTGCAAGTCATATCGCAATCTATGCTACAACTTGCACAACTATAATCGCAGTCTTTATCGATACATCGCCATCCTATAAACATATCTGCCATCTTATGCATACCAAGATGCATATCTCTCATCTTCTTCTCAAGAATTCCGACATCTCTTCTATTTTGTAACAAATCTCGCTCTACTTCGTTATACACTTGTAGGAATTGTTGGTTATCCCATATATTATCTAGCATGATGTTTGTACCTAAGGAGTTGATATGAAGTTATTCGTTGTTGCTCTTATAGTTTCTCTATTCTCATCATCCTCATCTTGCCTCGTTAAACTCTCATCCAAGAATAAGTGCGTTGCCTATGAAAATATTATCATCGAGGCGCGCAAGCGAACCATTCACATATTTGTTATTGACCGAGACCATAGCCTTGATGAAATAGCTCGTCTCGGATCACCACTTCCCATAAGATCAATAGCCGTTGTCGCCAATCAATACCTTCTAGCCTTCGCTGAACTCGGATCCATTCGTCGCATCTATCAGTGGAATATCGATAATCCCGAAAGACCCTATCGTTTGTACCATAAGACGGCTAGTCTCTAGGGATTAAACTTACTAAAGTATTCATACTCTAAAACATCACCACCTGCTTTTGGTGCATTAGCACTCTGTATAATCATCGAATTTACTGTAGCACATACGACAAATCCAAGCAGGAACGATACTCCACTTACAGAAAACATTTCAATTCTTGTCATTATTACCACTCTGCTGTTCTCGTACTAAATGATCCAATAAGATCCTTAGTACATAATCCTTTACGGACATTCCATTTTCACTAGCCTTGACCTTAACCTTGAGATGTATCTCTTCCGGTATTACTACCATCTTCAACTTAGCCACACGATCTCCTTTAAAACCATATATAAATAATATTATATTTTTATATTAATTATGTCAACTATTAACTTGAATGCATAAACTGGACCGACTATCATCTGCTTTGATATGGATTTATTCACTTAGGAGAGATATGTCAGTTAGTTTAAATCAGCCCAATTTGGCGTATGGGCAATCACAAGGCCTTGTGGGTGTGATGCCATTAGTACAGGAAGTGTCCTCTATTCCAGGTATAACAACCCGTGGAGTACTTGGCCAGACAGTTATTTATGTTGCTCCTGATGGAACCAGAGCTGCCTATATGTTGATAGGGGTAGCATTTGGAAACTCGATATGGGTTTCTCTTTCTGGCGGGGATGCATTTTTCCACAACCTGCTTGTTACGGGAACATTAACCGTTGATGGGTTGGCGACTTTTGATAATAACGTAAATATAGCAGATGGCGGCGCATTGCAATTCTTGGGCGCTGGGGGCATATCATTTGCGGGAACGGCAGCAATTATATTTAATGGTCCTGCGGGCGGAATAACCATAAACAACGACAGCATAATAAACCTTGATGGAACCACGCCGGGATTATACGCATTAAATATCGGAACCCCGACGGTTTCAATTGGTGGTGTTATAGGTGGTATTGATGTTGCCCTCGCAACCACTGATGGTGCCATAATAACTGGCGGCGGCATTCTTGGTGGATCGGTGCAGGTTGATAATGATTTGTCTGCCGGATTTTCCCCGGGAACAATTCTTGGACTTACTCATACTAGAAATACCACTCAGGGTGTTGGTGATATGACAATATTGTCCACCAATGGCAACCCAGGAAATAACGCTGGCTATTTCACATTCTATATTGGAAATACGCCTGCATATGTTCCTTATTTCCTTAATATCGCTCCTTAATTTCGAAAGATGAACATGGATCAAAGATTAATGGTTCTACTTGAGACCGTAAAAGAAAATGGAAAATTCTCTTTCTCGGTTCAATATGGCGTGCCTTTTCAAGCAGCGTACGATGCCTTAGATGAATTCAAGGCTGAAATGCAGGCGATGGAGAAGGCAAAGCTCGATAAAGAAGCTGAAATGAAAGCGAAAGCCGAAGCCCAGACTACCGACCAGGGGTGATGTATGAATTTAAGTGCAATACGAGCACAATTTGAGCCCATGAGGGAGGTTGGATTTGCTGATATAGGAGCTGATTATTTTCCGGTAGGCGCTCCTTTTGCTAATCCTGCTTATCACGTAGTACTACAGAATCTTACCGACCAACCGGCGATATTCTCATTTCTTCCAGCAGGACAAATACCTCTTGAAGATGGAACAGATGACCATATTGTGGTTCAGAGTGAAGTTGCGTATGTATTAGATATAAATACTAACAGAACCAATGTTGCCTCTGGTTATATATTTGCTCAGGGCACACAGGTATGGGTCGCTGCATTTGCGGGTGCTCCTGCGTCCGGTGAAGTGGTTCTCTCTGTCCTTTATGGCGCTAGTTAGGAGATTGCTATGAGTTCATTATTTACCGTCAAACCTGGCGGTGGTGGTGGTAGTGGTATCACAACCATAAACGGAAACGTCGGCCATGTTTCTGGTACAACAGTAACATTTACTGGCGGAACTAGCGGTGCGGTATTTACGGGCGATAATGCTACGACCATGACTGAGTCGTTCAATTTCCTGTCTCTTCCAGATACCACAACCTCATCCGTTGGATATATAAGTATCGGCGGAGAGCCATTCATTCATGGATACCCCGGAGTTGCTGATTCTAATACATTTGTAGGTGCATTCTCAGGTAATTTCACCAATACGGGCTCAGAAAATACTGCCGTTGGCGCAAATTCTCTTGAGTCGGTTACGACTGCCGAATCTACCTGTTCGTTTGGATTTGATAGTTTAAATGTCCTTGAGTCGGGCAACTATAATACCGCAATCGGTACACAAGCGCTCTTGCAGTTAGTATCGGGAGCTTTTAATACCGCAGTTGGTCCTCAGGCGGGAATAAACCTTGCTGGTTCAGAATCTAATAATATATATATAGCTTCTCAGGGAGTAGCTGCCGAAAGCAGAACTATGCGACTTGGGGTTGGTAGCGCAGACCTTGACCCAACAAAGACCTTTATAGCAGGTATCGCGGGAAACTCTCCTGGTGGTGGTGATCAGGTCGTCTATGTAAATACATCGACTGGTCAAATGTCCTCAGCGGCATCAGCTGGTGGATCGGTGACCATTAATGGTGATGCTGGTACCCCGATATCAGGATCGACCTTAACCTTTACTGGTGGTACAAGCGGAGCTGTATTCACAGGTGATGGTGTCACAACCATGACTGAATCCTTCAACTTCTTAGCCCTTCCGGAAACAACCTCATCATCGGTTGGATATGTATCTATCGGCGCTACGCCATTCATGCATGCATTTGGTGCCAACACCGATAATAATACATTTTTAGGATTTGGTGCCGGAAACTTTACACTCACAAGCGGGACCGCAACCGACAATACAGGCATAGGCCATCAAGCGCTCTCGTCATTAACGACTGGCGCTGTTAATACTGCCATAGGGAACGATGCAGGATCATCGATAGATGCAGGAAGTCAAAACGTAGCCGTAGGCCAGGTAGCTCTTGTCGGCTGTACTTCTGGTAATCAGAATAGCGCCTTCGGAACAAATGCTCTCGACAATGTGATCACTGGTTCTAATAATATCGGCGTAGGATTCGCCACAGGAAACGCATTCTCTGGTGCCGAGAGTAACAACATTCTCATAGGTTCCGTTGGTGTTTCTGGTGAGAGCAATGCACTGCGCATCGGAATCCTTAATGATATTAGTGATGTAACTACCGCATTTATAGGTGGTATCGCAGGCAATACACCTGGCGCTGGTGATCAAGTAGTGTATGTAAATACATCTACAGGACAAGTTTCAGCGGCCAGCTTCCTAGCACTGCCGGAAACGACTTCATCATCGGTGGGATACATATCTCTGGGTGGCGTTATCTATTTCCATGCCTTTGGCCAAGATTCAGATGATAACTTATTTGTGGGCAATGGGGCTGGAAACTTTACCCTTGTAAGTGGTACAGCATCTGGAAATACTGGAGTTGGTGCATTCGCGCTCTCTGGTCTTACAACAGGATTTGCTAATGCTGCTTTCGGTGTCAATGCAGGAGCTGGTATAACTGGCGGCGTTCAGAATGTGGCAGTTGGGAATGGCGCGTTAGCCCTTGGAACCTCAGATAATAATACTGCGGTAGGACAGGATTCATTGTCATCAATCACAACTGGCGTTGAGAATACCGCTCTGGGTATAGTATCTGGTGCTGCTTATTCGAGTTCCGAGTCATTCAATATCTGTATAGGATCTCCCGGTATCAACGGCGAGAGTAATGCATTGCATATTGGGGATCTGAATGGACAACCCACCACCGTGGCATATATTTCTGGTATCGCTGGAAATACTCCTGGTGCATCAGATCAGATCGTCTATGTTAATACCTCAACACAACAACTCTCATCAGCAAGTAGCAGCTCTACCCTTATCACAACCTATAACGTTGTTGGTGGTGTAGATACGACAGCTACTTGGACCAAGAATGCTCGAACTAAAACAGTCACTGCTATCGCATGGGCCGCTGGTAATGGTGGTGGATCAGGTCGACAAGGATTAACTACAGCATCTTCTGGCGGTGGTGGTGGATCTCCTGGTGCCGCATATTATATGACAGCACCAGCATCGTTCTTTGGAGCTACTGAGACAGTTCATATTGGTGCAGGGGCAGCCGGTGGCGTCGCTCAAGCAGGCGCTAATACTGATGGTAATGCAGGTTCCGTTGGTGGTGCAAGTGGCATCGGAAACATTCTCACTCCTCAGGGTACATCTGGTGGTGGTGGTGGCACCGTAACTGGTGCTGCAGGTACGTCGGGCCTCAGTCGAAGCAACTATGCCATATCCATAACCTCTGTTGGTGGTGGTCCTGGTGGCAATGGTGCCGGAGCAAATGGCCAGGTTGTTACTGAGATAGGCGTTGGCGCTACTGGCGGTGGCGGTGGATCTGGTGCTAACTCAGCCTCAGCTCAACAAGCTGGAAATGGCGCAGCAGTTCCCGCTCTTAATGGAGGGACAGCACTCGTTGCTGCAGCAGCTGGTGGAATATCATCTGGTACCATCAATGGCGCAGCTGGTGGCAACCAATTAACAACCGGTGGCGTACTTACTGGCGGAGCTGGTGGAGGCGGCGGCGGTGGTATGGTCGCAGGTACTGCGGGTACTGGTGGCAAGGGTGGATTCCCTGGCGGCGGCGGAGGCGGAGGAGGAGGTTCTCTCAATGGAACCAATTCTGGTGCAGGCGGCGCTGGTGGAGATGGTCTCGTTATAATCATCGAACAGTTCTAGGAGACTCAATGGATGGTAATTTCGGACAAAACTATACAGGGGTGCGGGCAACCACACCCCCCAACTTCATAAAGAAGTTCGATAGAGCGCCTACAGCTAATGATTTCCAGAACTTCACCGTTGGTGATGAATGGGAGTGGTCGACTCCACAAAGGGTGTATAAGCTCACCTCGATTATTTATGTTGAAGCGGCACTATCACTCCAGGCAACCTGGAAAGAGTTCACCTTTGATGGGACTTCTGCTGCCGATGAATTTGTTACCGATGCAGGTACAGCCATACCTGTATTAGGCGTCATTGATATCCTTGGTGGCGCTAACATGAATACTGCTGGAGCAGGTAATGTTGTCACCATAAATCTTGATACCTCGATAGCACAGCCAGCAACAAGTGCTGATGGCACCATGGGACTATATAGTCTTGGTGGTAGTGATTTCATGCATGACTATGGAACATTTAATACATTTATTGGTGGCAATGCTGGAAATAGAACACTTACGCCAGCTGATGCTGTACGTAACACTGGAGTAGGATTTACTGCATTACATGCACTTACTATTGCTAGTGATAATACTGCAGTGGGATCTGCTTCTTTATCTAGTGCCACAACTGGATCACTTAATACTGCAATTGGTGTAGCGTCATTAACTACTACTACAACGGGTTCTTCTAATACTGCGGTTGGGTATCAGTCGCTTACTAATGCAACTACTGGCAATAATAATACCGCGGTTGGTAGGGATTCTTTGGCGGCCCTTACAACTGGTGTTTTTAATGTAGCTATTGGAAACTTTTCTTCTAATTTAGTCACTGTGGGATCTGATAATACTGCATTAGGATTTGGATCATTAAGTACTATAACTACCGCTAGCTTTAATACAGCAATAGGGCACAACGCGCTCAATCAGGCAAGTGCAGGAACTAATACCGCAGTTGGATCTGTCGCGCTCGGCCTTCTTACAACTGGCGATAGTAATACGGCGGTAGGGACATCGGCAGGAGGATTTCTTCTGACTGGTGGATCTAATATCATCGTCGGTGATCTTTCGGGTCAATCATATGTTGGAGCAGAAAGCAGCAATATTATCATTGGAAACAATGGTGTTGTTACAGAAAATAACACTATTCGGATAGGAACCCAGGGGGCAGGGGCAGGCCAACAGAATGCTGCCTATATGGCTGGTGTGTATGGATCGGCTGTCGGTGGAACTAATGCATTTGTTGTGGTTGATAATACCGGAAAACTTGGTACGACAGGAGTAACTCCTGGGGCCGCCATACCATTCTTTGGATATTCGGCAGCGACTGCGGCGGATGTGAGTGGAGCGGGCGTATTGTATCAACTCGGATCGGCTTCAGCATTAACTACTCTATATGATTTTAGTGGTGGATTCTTTCCCGGAGATGGATTGGGAACGCCAGCATCATTTACGGCGCCGGTTACCGGATATTATTCGCTTTCTATGACGGTAAGCACCTCTTGGGCTGACGGGACAAACGCGTCATCATCATTTTATTATATAAGTAGCGGCGCGAATACTTGGTATTTATCTCAACAATCTGGTACTCCTGCATCTCCTCCAGGATCGCCTCCTTATCTCGATACTGCTTCTGGATCAGCCCTTATCAATATGACTATTGGCGATGTCGCTGTATTTAATGTTGTTATAGGTTCAGTTGGGCTAGGCGCGCAGAATATTTCAGTGACAGGCGCAGCTGCACCTTTATATGTTACATATGTAAGTGGATCTAGAGTCGCATAGTCTCTATACTAACAATACGTACTCCTTGTTCAGCATAGCTTCTTAGATACCCTTCTTAATGCTGTGCTGAACTTGGGGAAACGTTTATTCAGACTTTATGAACTGTATCTTTTCTATCCCTGACTTTTTATTATCCCCCGACTCCTCATATAGCTTTACGACTTCTTCCACAAACAATGGATCGATGTAGAATCTATAGAATGCCTTAACGAGTATTTCGGGCAGGAGGCGCCAGTCGGGCTGGTCCATGTCTTTGCTCATCTGGATACTAATAACGTCACCTGATTGATCCTTGACCCTCCAGATGGTCAAGTAGGGCGCTTTGTCGAATTTGGTTGGCATGGTGTACTTAACAAGATGTGATGATGGTGCCGTCGTCGCTTCATTCTCGATCATTACTCTCTCCTGTTATATCACTTACAGACTGAGCCCTTATTATCATCAGGATCTTCCATTTGATCAACCATGCTGCGCAACTCGTTGGTGGCAAATTCTAGAGTTCTATAGACTGGGCCTTTCTTTTCATAATCGGTTTTTGTTCTCAATAAATCACGCGCTGATTCAGATAAACGATTTAAATATTGTTGCTGAAATGTGAAGCTTAGTGGGGAAAAGTCTCCACTATTATTACACATAAAGGCAAGCATCACATGACCTTCTATTTCTGGTATCCCGCGGAATGAGTTAGAACAATATGTTGCGTCACCATGAACTACCAGCTTGATGCGGTTCTCGCATGATACGTAGGGACTATCTATTTTGATCGCAACATAACCACACCATGCCCCCGTTCCATCCCTTTTAAGAAAACATCTACGACCTTTATATTCGAACTCTATCAGTTCCATTCCGGGTTCATTAACCCATGGTCCATCATCCCAATTCTTTGGATCTGACCATTTATTATATTCAGCATCAGTCATTTCTTTGCCCTCAGCAGCAGCAGCTTGAATATAAATGTCTGCTTCTTGATGATCCTATAGCCATTTGAATCATGCACTCTCTAGTCAGTTCTTCATGTGATAAGGCACTTAATCTTTTTCTCTTTGCATCCCACTCTAGGCGATCGTGATGAATTGCGGCAAGGAAAAAACCTATTACTAGGACTATTAGGGATCCAAAGAAAATAAATCCTCTTGTATTGTGGGTCATTTCTTTGCCCTCAGTATTTTAAGTTCTTCTTCCCTGATGCTCTCCTCGGCATTTCGTATAGATGAGGCGATTTCTTGCAGGCTACTATTCATTTCTTCTACCTCTTCGAGGATGAGTTGTAGTATCTCGTCAGATGGCATATCGTCATATGACTTATGAGCATTCATTTGTTGGCATAAGATTAATGCTAGTGCCAATGGTATTAGTTTTATCATTAATCACTTTCTCGATTTGATCTACCAATGAATACAATGAAATCAACCATTCCGAATTTCATATATCGTCCCGCTTAGCCTGTCGTTTATAGATCTTCATTCCCAATTCTCGAAAGCTTTGCATTTCATTATGCAATTGCACTATCGTTCTCTCGATGGTGTCCATTCTACGTAATGCATTTTTCACCTCTTCCCTTAAGTCCTGTATCTCATCTCTCTTTAGGCAAGCTGCACTCTTTTCTTTCCACCAACTCATTACTTCACCTCGCCATGAACACAGCCACCTTGGATACATTTAACATTCTGCTGCAAGCGATAAATGGTATCTTCGAGCTCATTGATCCTTAGGTCCATTTCTTTGAATGACTTCCATACCTCTACATTTTGATCGGTTAATTTCTTTGTAACGAACCATAATCGTTCCATGGCCTCTGGGTCATCATGAGATATCTTATTGAATCCGAATATCATACCTTACCTTCCTTGACCCTTTTCAACCTTCTTACCTCTTCAATAACGGCTGAGAACTTCTCATAGGGTATATCTTTGACCTGGTTCCATTTGCCCCGCTCCAGAATGTTTTGTCTGATATCGGGCTCATTTCTCAATTCCCAGTCCATCTCGGTTATCATATTCTGATCCAAGACCTTGACCCCATTAACCTTTGATTCCTGTGTATAGCTCTCACCGTCGTCATCTTCATCATGAGTTATGACGCCCACCAATGGTTTATATGAGTACCTACAAAGATAGGTTACGGATGATCCAAATGATTGGTCTGGATTTATATTTGTGCCTGCTTTTGGATTTATCTTAACCCAACTCTGTATCCATTGGCCCGAGGAATGGCCCAGGCGGCTTCTTAGGTATGATACGCCATCATCATCGGTAATAATGTTTTGTATCACTGTAAGGCCATGCTTGTGCAATGCGGGCCTCGTTGCTCGTATAAGGTCATTGATGTCGGAGAATCTTGTTCGTAGGTGGGGATTGACTGATCCTTTACCAGCTTCTCCCATTTCGCCTTGTGCTTTTGCCATCGCGCTAAATAATAGATCTAATTGTTCTGATTCGTTATTTCTCATCATCGTGCCTCATTTTATCTTCATATATCTGTAATGCTCTATCGATCACATCTTTCTTTTTCAGGTTACCCGCAAGCTGGATCAGTTCCCTTTCTATTGGATCTAGCTTAGGTTCACTCATCTCACACTCAGCCCGCTCTTGTATGAGTTCGCACATGAGTTTGGCCATTTGTAGCTCTTGAATAATATCCTGCCGTTCTTTGCTGAGTAGCGCTTTCATCATGTCCATCACTTCTCCTCTAAGCACTCTTTGCATTCACACTTTAAATGTTCCAGGGCAGCATTGACCGTTTCTAACGCCTTGATGCGTGCCGATTCTTTGTCTTTATGGCCTTTTGAATCAACAATCTTTTTAACATCTTTGATCACCTCGTTCATAATCATCCATTCTTTGGACACTACTTATCCTCCATCACAATAAGCTCAGGACGGATGATACCTTTCTCCATGAGCTCTTTAGCGCTATCCCACTGTGCTCTCATGACACTCAGCGCTTCTTGTTCGAACTCGGTCATTTCTGGTGGCGCCTGGAGTACACAGTTGTGTCTCAGGGTGTAGTGTGCTTGTACATACATGACTATCTGTTTCAGGTTAGCTGCAAATGGACCAGTACAGTTCACAAAGTCTTCTATATCACCATCAGCTTCTACTATCCTATTTGCTACCTCATTAAGTAGCTCATTTACTGAATATTTCTTAATATTTTTACTCATACTTACCCTCATTGTTGTAATGATACCCTATAGATGATAACATAATTATCAATGTTATCAATGTTGACAATCAAACTCTGAAAAGAGGCTATAGATGATGAAATACCATGCGTGGACACATGAGAATGATGATGAAATGCGGCTAGAACTATGCCAATGGATGGCCAAGACTAACCTGACTACCATAGACCTATGCTATAAGATGGGCATTAGGAATAGGATCACGTTGAGGAACTTTTTAGAAGATAAGACAGTGATTGAGGAAAGCACCCGGCGTAAGATAATTCAGTTCATTGCTGATTGCCGTTATAGGGACCTCAGGAAACTAAATCCTTGATATCATGCGAGATAGTTTATAGAATGGTTCCCGAAATAGCTCATATCGAGCTACAAGTCATTAATCCCTGGTGGATATATGAAGTACGGAATCGAGCCAATTATATCTGTGCACAAAAAACAAGGACCGGATTTTAACCCAGTCCTTGAATCTTTTCTTTCTCACTGCAGCAAATGGTCAACTAAGTACATTCACTTGAGAAAAAGAAGTCTTTTTAATATCAACAAAGTTTTATCACTAACATCTAAGCTTACCGGCATCAGAGTTATCCACAGTCTTTCTAAATTTATTCCTGTTGTAAGGGAAAACGAGTACGTTAAAGTTCTCGGAAAGAGAAAGAAGGAAAAGGAAAAGGATGGTTTTATTGTCTAAAACCCTTTGTCAGACTCAATATATTCGTTCCCGCCGAAGGAGTCAAGGATCGTTGTCAACATTGACAACATTGATAGCATTGCACGTTGTCAAAGATCCTGAGGCTTACTTTTTGTCTCTTTCTGAAACCAAGCGTCGGGTATTCAACCAGTTTGTATTCTGGGACAACAAGTTCCGCATTAATTACTTTAGTCAGACTACTATAGCTCACGCTGTGGGTATCAGTCGTAAGCACCTCAGTGAAATTCTTCTGGAATTTGAGCAACTTGGTCTTATCAAATCAATCTATCGTCATCTTAAGACTAACATCTACAAACTTGCGAACATTTTTTACTCCCCAAAATTGCGTTCTCGGCTGGTGAAATTTTGCGCTGCATTTTCGTTCATTCCGTGGCACATGATTGGGTTCACAAATGGTGTTTGGTCGAAGGTGGTCCAAACCTGCGAGGTTACACAATATAAGAATATTATATCTAAGAGTTATATAACCAAACCCTTTGACCTTAACACTGACCTTAACCCTGGTTATATAACTCTTACAGGCGCGCGCGCGCGAGGGGAAGGTTATGGAAAGGTTAAAGTTGGTCAAATAAGTGGGGGAATTAGGGTGGATAGTAATTCGATACCAATTCGTCAGTCGATTCGAGCATTGAAGCAGCTCAACCTGACACTTCAGGGGGAGATGAAGCTCTCTGTCTTCCCAGACAAAGCGCTTGAGTATGGGATGAGGAAGATGAAAAATATGCACCTTATCTCCGACAAGTTCGCCTATTTTTGGGGAATATGTAGCAACTTCTGCAAAGAGAATGGTTTGAAGGTTGAATGGTCGGTTTTTAATAGACTCAAGGATCAGTATCCGGATGTCTATACCGAGGGCTGTGCTATGACGCACACCCTCACAACCCCTACCTTTGGTGAGAAGCCACAAGATTCGGCTCACGCCTCACCACAAAGCAGAGAATGGGGGGCTGATTATCGAGCAGCCCGAGTACCATGCCCCCACCTTGATTCCTGTGATCCCCTCTTGCAGAAAGCGCTGTCGGACTGCCAGTGCCTGCACAAGCAATCCTGTGCTTATCTGAACCATCAATCAGACTCTACCTTTTGCAGGAAGCTCGAGAGACGTGGCCCCACATGGGAGCAGATGACCATAAAGCAGCGCAAGCGTCAGTTGATGGCAATCGATCCCACCTGGCGCAAGATATTGATCGATGCCATGTCTAAGGACCCCGTGCGGCAGCAGCAATGCATCGATGCCCTTTGCTCACCCGATGAATAACCGGTATACTTATATCCTGAGGGCCAACACATAACACCAGCAACCAGGATGCCCCCAGTTAAATTGTTTTAGCGGGGCGAGTATGATTAATACGGTATCCATGATTACTTCTCTTATAAACGATTCCTCTCTGAATAAGTATATTCTTCCAGGTAGTCCCATGGCATGGAAGCGGGCCGGGCTCTGTAAGAGTCGATTCTATGATCAACAGACGCATGTAAAGATGGCCAAGGGTTGTGAGATGAATCTTCAGCGTAATGGCGCGCCCACCTTAATGAAGCCCATTAGACTTATAGCCATGTTCTATATGCCAATGCCCAACTCATGGTCACCTAAGAAGCGGGATCTTATGAGAGGTAAGCATTGCCCCACTACTCCCGATAATACTAATATGATGAAGCTTATAGAGGATATCGCAGTCGAAGTGCAGATCATGAGAGATGATGCACTGATAGCCTCCCACTTTTATGATAAGATCTACGATGATAATCCAAGAACAGAGTTTATTCTCCAGGAGATCGAGTGAACTATTTCATATGGGATAATAGGAACTGGGTACCCATTAATCCGGATCAGTTAGGTCATCAGGTCAAGTCTACTTGGTCATTGAATGACATAACTCTCATTACTATCACTGACTCTGACCTTCCCTCCAACCATTACATTGGTTGTAAGGTCAATGATCAAGGTGATCGCATTTTCGCTGAGCAGAAGGATGCTATAAAGGTTGAGCTTTATGATAAGCCTCATTTATATCTCATTCCACCATCTGCATTTCTCGGTACTGATATATCTAATAAACTCACTATCATGACACAAGGTCATCCGAAGGAAGAAATACATGGCTATGAAGCCGATGTTAACGATGCCTGTTCCTAGGGATCCAGACCCTAACTCTCCTAAGGATTCTGTACGCGCACGTGTAAGATTAAGGAGGGATGGGAGCCCATGGTCGTATGATCCACCACGCAAGAAGGGTGGTATAGACGCTCCTGTAAAGCTTAATCCCTTAGCACTGGTGGAAGTACCTACTGATCCTGTCGCTCAGACGAACCTGGCTTCTCAATTGCTTGTCTGGTCTGAAACACCTGAAGCTGAATCCATAGAGCAATTCCCCCTCTCCCTTCGCATGAACCCTTATAAGTTCTATAGAATCGCTGACATTAACCCTTACTTCTCTGACTGCCTTGATGCAGCTATGGCAGCTATAGGTTTTAGAAGAGAGAAGAACGCGCGCACACGCGTGGAGGACTCTGGTACCATCATGAAGATGCAACCCTTATATAATAAGTCCTATAGAGAGCTCGCTCTTATGAAGGCGAATGCTGAGTCGACCAAAGTAGGTACTATGATACAAGTTATTGAAGGACCGGTTCCAGATTCGGACATGGTGCCAAAGAAGTTAGAGTCTGATAATAAATAAGGTGGTTTCATGACCAAGGTCATTATCGCTCGGCCATTTGCGAGATATATTCCCATTACTGAGCAGGAGTGGGATGCGCATCGTAATAATATCGCAAGTAAAAACACTTCGCCCGAACCTGATTTTACCCTTCAGTTGATATCTGTGTCTGATAATAAATAACTATACATCTCACTTAGTAATCCCAAGACACAAGACTATCTTTGGGTGGGTTTTTCCAGAGGTCGTCATGAAGTGTTCGTGATTTTTCATACGATCCCGATTGTGCCAACAACCAACATAAAGATTTTATTTTACTTAATCGTTGGTTCTTCTTTTTTCTTATCATCGACTTCAGATGATATTTTATTTTATTCTTCATAAGTATCCGATACATTTTTACAGCTTGCTGCATAACTGCTATAATGCTAATTATACCACGGGAGTGATTCAATGGCGCATTATAGAGACAGAATAACCATAGGGCTTGACCATGATACTCATGATGCTCTTGTGAGGGTATGGACTTCTCGGCAGAATGCTCGGCATCCATCGAGGAGTAAGCATGCGATAGTGAGTGAGGCTATCCATTTATTGGCTTCCAAGGAAGAATCTGACTGCCACTTTTACCCAGACCCTTCTTGTATATCTGATGGCGGACATGTTGCTCGCTGCGATTGCCCTGATCATATAAAGATAATCTGTGGTAATGATCCAGGATGTAGAGGATACAAAAGATGAAATGTAATCTTCCTGACTGCGCGTTAAAAGTGACCATGGAATATATGTGTTTCGTACCTGGGTTCTATTCGCTCGATCAAATTACCTCTGTAGAGCAGAGCATCTATTCTTGTGAAGATCATATTAATAGAATCGAATTCGATCTCAAAGAGAGTCGTATTTTAGTTGTTTGGGCCAGATTGGGATCTACTAATTATGAGCAAGTACAGCATGATGGCGTAATTAAGCAGATGGATTGCAATAAAGAGCAGGGCGCTATATACCTAGCTCAGAGTGGATGGAAAATTAAAAATGAAATGGATTAGGGTTACTGGTGTTATAAATGAAGTGGATTAGCATTAATGATCGGCTGCCTCCCGCTGGCATTAAGACCCGATTGCGGTATGTACGAATTAAGGATGGCGAAATCATACTTGAGGAAGAAGGTATATTGGTCCGACCTCATTGCGACCACAAAAGTTGTAGGACTGTTTTTAGAGTGCCGGAATATAATGGTTGCATTGATAGATCATTGACCGGAAGGTTTGAATTTCTTGTGTCTGACAAAGAGGCGGGTTTGTTGGCTAAGGTTACTCATTGGGTTGAAAATGAAGTGGAATAAGTTTAGTGACATTAGGCCCGAACAGCGCGAGACCGTTTTATTTTTTCATTCCAAAACTGGTATTTTTCTTGGTCGTTATGATTATTATTTCAATGGAACAGTGCGACAGGAATGCTTTGGTGTATTTAATGATGCAGATGCCTTAATATTCTCTTCTGATGATAACAAGGTATCTCTTTATTGGTCTCATATAACAAACATTCCATTGCCTAAGGAAGATTCGTAGGTGTAGGGATGGTTATGGTATAATCTGAATAGTGCTTATTTACGTTCATCCCTACACTTGCGGTAATTAATTGATACCAACCGTCGTAAAGCTCGATAAATTCCATCCCCGATCGTATCAGATCCCTATGATGGATGCCTTGCTCAACAAGGGATACGATCGAGTTATGGCTATCCTTCCCCGCCGAGCTGGCAAAGACCTTACCGCATTCAACATTTGCATTCGGATGCTTATCCGCAAGGTTCAGACCATATACTATGTATTTCCCACCTTCAACGATGGCCGCAATATTTTATGGGACGCATTAACGAATGACGGTTTCCGTGTCCTTGATTATCTTCCTTCAGAGCTTGTTGAGTCTCGCAATGAACAGATGATGCGCATCAAGCTTAAGAACGGTTCGGTCTTTCAGGTGATGGGATCCAATAAGCCAGATAAGATGGTGGGAACTAACCCGTCAGGCATCGTATTTTCTGAATATGCTAAGTGCGATGAGCGTGTCTACCAATTCGCTGGTCCTATACTCAATGGTAATGGTGGCTGGGCGCTATTCATATCAACGCCGCGCGGCAAGAATCATTTCTGGGATTTATGGAACATATCTCAATCATATCCAGATAAGTGGTTTGGGTATCGAATGACCATTGAAGAGACGGGTCATATACCAGTCGCTGTGATTCGGGGGGACGTTGAACGGGGAGAGATCTCAGAGGACATGGCCCAGCAGGAATACTTCTGCTCATTTGAACTAGGCGTCGAAGGATCTTACTATGCTAAATACATTGATCGTATGCATTTACAGGAGCAGATAGGTAAGGTTCTGTGGGATCCTAATAATAAGGTCCATACCGCATGGGACATCGGCTATAATGATGCCACCGCTATCATCTTTTTTCAGGTCTCTTCGACTAATAACGTTCATATCATAGATTATCATGAGAAATCTAAGGAAGAGGCGTCCTACCATGCAAAAATCGTCCTTGATAAGCCCTATCAATATGGTCTTCATATAGGGCCTCATGATGTATGGGCACATAACTCAACTGGTGACTTTCGGTGGAAGAAATATAATGATCTCGGCATAACCATGACTCGCGACCATAATCAAGGCGAGCATCCAGAGACCATTGATAGTGGTATTGAGGCAGTTAAAACAGTTCTATCTAAATGTTATATCGATGAAGTTAAGTGCAAGTCACTCATAAAATCACTTGAGAACTATCGTCAAGAAAAGAATAGTAAGAAAGAAACTTATGGTCGACCTGTGCACGATAAGCACTCTCATGGTGCAGACGCCATGAGGTATCTTGCGGTGGGTATGAAACGCACTGTTCCGGGCAAATCAGCCGAAGATCTTCGCCAGCTACACGCAGAGGCTCGCTATGGGGCCTCGAATAACAAGCTGCCTCCAATATTCAATTCCAATAACCCCATGACGCCTAATCCTTTTTTCCAGCAGCGCTGACCCTTTTCAACTGACCCTCAACTGCCGCCTCTCTTGAGTTGCGACGCTTATTGATCTCATCCATAACTTCTAAAAATAGATGGCCTGGTTTATATTCTTTTACAGACTTTATGTCCTCTTTAGCATAAAAGGCCTCTATGTCACCAATGCTTGTCGCGCTCGCCTTCGTCTTATTGTTTCCCTTACTTTTACTCATGCCCGATCTCCCGGAAATAGATCCGCTGGAAACTTCATCGGTGGTAATCCTCTCAAGTGAGGTCGCTCGTAAACAGAATCACGCCGCAGCGCCAATTCGATAGCCCTCGATATTTCCATTTTCTGGATCTCTTGAGAGCACCATGAGCTAAATAATCCCATCATTCCACACATAATCATAATTGTTATAGCCCATTTCCTATCATCATTATACTTATCGACCCACATTCTCACGCAACACGCGAATGAAAAGTATATAAAGAATATCTCAACCGGATTAACCACTCTCATCTCCTCATTATTAACATAACGCAGCATTTTAGCATTAATGCATTAATGCAGCAATATGCACCTTGAGAAATATCTTTAATGCATGATGCGTTTGGGGTAGCATCTCCTTTGATGGATACTTCTCCGCAAAGGATTATAGATGATACCACCAGTATTTGGACCCCAGTATTACTCTGAAAACAACCAAACGATTAAGAAGCGCATTGATGATTTCTATGCGCAAGCGACAACATTGCACAATGGCTTTTGGGGTGAAGCGTTTATAGATACTCAATATGAGGCCGGCGATCAGGTCCTTAATTCTAACTCTTATGGCGTGCTCCCTGCATGGGGCCGTAAGCAGTTATCATTTAATCATATTAGGCCCACTGTTAATGTCGTTGATGGTTATCAGCGTCGCAATAGAAAATCTACCATTGTTGTTCCCGTCGAGAACGGTGACTCAGAAACCGCAGATCAGTTCACGAAGATCTTGATGTGGATCAACAGAAATGAGGGAGTTCTTGAAACGATCTCCGATTCATTCCATGGATCATTGGTAACGGGTTTATCATTCCTCCATGTATGGTTAGATTATCGCACTGACCCTGTTTCGGGGAACATTCGCGTTGACCATCTTCCCTATAACTCATTTATTATGGATCCTTTTTGGAAGAAGGCCGACCTTTCTGACTGTCGCCAGATTCTTTATAGACAATATAAGACCAAACGCGACCTTATATCCTATTACCCTGACTTTGAAGAAGCCATTGCACAGATTCCTGAGAATGATGGTTCCAATACCCGTGATGGTCGATTCCAATTCACTCCCGAAGCACAGAACTTCAGCTCCAAGGGCCTTCTTGCCGTTGATGAGTTCTACTATCGTGACTATCGAACCCAACTCATGCTCGTTGACTCCCTGACTGGTGAGACTATGCCATGGATGGGTAAGTCTGATGAAGGTCTGCAGCAGTTCCTGAAGAACAATAAGATGATCACTACGATCGAGCAGATCGTTCCCACCGTCAACCTGGCCGTTAAAGTCCAAGACCTTATCCTTTTTGATGGACCACAACCATCGGGCATCGATGATTACCCGATGATACCGGTCTTCTGTTACTACAATCCGCAGATGTCAGACATGTCCCTGCGTATACAAGGTATGGTTCGCGGTATGCGCGATGCTCAGTATCTCTATAATCGAAGAAAGATTATCGAGCTCGATATTTTTGAATCTCAGCCGAACTCTGGGTTTATCTATAAAGAGGATTCGCTGGTTGACCCTCTTGATGTCTACCAACAACAAGGTCAAGGAAAAGGCATTGCATTGAAGAAAGATGCGCAGATGTCCGATGTCCAACAAATCCAGCCTCCTCGCGTTGACGCTTCTATGTTCACTGCATCACAGATCCTTTCTGAAGAGATGCCGATCATCTCTGGTGTTACCAAAGAGCTTGCTGGTATGTCTGGTGACGCCAAATCTGGCCTTCAAGAGATGTGGCGCACTGCTGCGGGCAAGACTGGCCTTGAGATCCTATTTGATCACCTTGACCGAGCGCAGAAGCTTCTTGGTAATCGTATGATCTCCATGATTCAAGCCAACTTTACTCCCGGCAAGGTTCAGAAGATACTCGAGGGACAAAAACCTGCTGATCAGTTCTATTCCAAAGCATTCGGCATTTATGGGTGTGCGGTTGAGGAAGGTTTTAATACAACCACTCAGAAACAACTTGAGTTTGCGCAACTTATGCAACTTCGAGAGGCAGGCATTCCCATTCCTGATAAAGATATTCTCGAAGTTGCCACCTTGCAGGGCAAGAAAACTATTATTCAGGATATGGAGCAGGCTCAACAGCAAAATATGCAGCAATCACAGGAAGCTCATCAGCTTGCTATGGCTGAGATACAAGCCAAAATCAAAGCCTCTGACGCTCTTGCGGTTGCCAACCAAGGCCTCGGCGTTGAGAGATTATCTCGCGTTGAAGAAAATGAAGCATTGGCTATTGAGCGTAGAGCTGCTGCAGAGAAAGACCATGACATGGCACTTCTTAATCTTGTTAAGGCTATTAAGGAAGTCGATGGCATTGACATTGAGCATGTCGCAAAACTATTGTCGTTGTCTCAGTTAATGAAGACACAACAACCAGATACCCAGCTGCAACCAGAAGCTCCAAGCGTTCCTGCGAACGAGTTCCAAGGACAGCCAATGACGGGTAGTTAGACGTATCATCGTTGCAGCAGAAATAGATCTCTGGCCTGCAGTAACTAAAGGAGCCGTTATGGCAAAGAAAATGATGAAAAAACGACACCATTCAGAAATGGAACATGGATACTCTCGCGTTCCTACAAAAGAAGGTGGATATGGTCGTGTTGGTGATGGATCGACATGCATTTATGAAACACATACAGCGCCAAGCCGAGCTGAAGGTATGCGCGAAATGGGCATGATGGGCGGAAGAATGATTAATGAAGATCATTCTATGCCATCTAACTTGCCTGGACATGTTATTCGCCGTGCATATCCTATGACCGGCAATATGCCAGCACCACATCTTAATGATTCTATTACAGGAATCGATGGTCAGATGGATGATGATGCTCGAAACATTGCACGTCAGTTCAAAACCAGGAAGATCTAACCATGCCAGCTGCACCGCGTAAAAAAGGCGTAGCGACCAAGGTATTCTTCAAGGTAATGGGCATTCCTCAGAATATGAGGGATCGCAAGACGCCGAAACAGAAGAAGATTAATAAAGAATTGTTGAACGAAGAGATGATCTACGGTCAACAATGATGTAGTCCAAGGGAGGGTGTGATAACGACATCCTCCCCCTTTTTGAGGAGATTATATGAAAAAAGCATGTAAATGTTCTAAAAAGTCCTGTAAATGTAAGAAGATGAATCATGGCAGCTAAGAACTGGATAGCTGGTGCCATTAAGAAACCAGGAGCCCTTCGCAAAGAACTTCATGTCAAAAAAGGCAAGAAGATCCCAGTGAAGAAGCTGGAAGTTGCTGCCAAGAAAAAAGGCACTGAAGGCAAACGCGCTCGACTGGCTATTACTCTGAAAAAGCTTCGTAAGAAATGAAGGATGATATGGCAAAGCATAAAGCGGCTAAAAAGAAGAAAGTTGCTAAGGTGATCCATGAGTTTGAAGCAGGCGAACTCCATAGTGGATCTAAGAAGGGTCCCCTGGTCACTGACAAGAAGCAAGCGATTGCCATAGCTCTTTCTGAAGCGAAACGAAAAAAGAAATAGGTAACACAGGAGGCCCACCAGGCCTTGTTACTCCTATCCCTCAGCGTCTTAATACCACGCTGGGGGTTTTCTTTTTATTCCATATTCATATACTGTATCTGGGTATATCGATATAAAGGTATTATATGAAGATTATAGAAGCATTAAAGAAGATTAAGGACCTTGCCCGCAAGCAAGATGACATCAAGTCGAAGATAGCAGAGTATTGCTGCGACCTTGATATTGAGACCCCAACCTATCCCGATCAAAAACGTCAGATATCTGATTGGTTGCAAGCTCATGGTGACATCCTGAAAGAGATGCTACACCTGAAGTTCTCCATCCAGCGAACCAACACCCTGACTCCCGTTACCATAACGATCGACGATAGACCGGTAACGAAGAAGATATCTGAGTGGATATTCCGTCGCAAGGAACTAGCAAAGGTTCAAGAGAGCGCATGGCGTGTCCTCACGACTAAGAACTATCCTGAGGCTGGTTATAAAAATAAACCGACCCCAAACTCTCCCGAGACCATTGTTAAAAGACGACTTTACTTTGATCCTGTTGAGCGTGATAAAAAGATAGAACTCTATCGATCAGAGCCTCATATCATTGATAGCACCCTTGAAGTGATTAACGCGACAACCGAGTTAATTGAATCATAAGCGAGTTATTTGACTCAATTGGGTCAATTCTTTGAAATATACGACCAACGAACAGACATAAAAATGGAAAAGCTGTTGGGGCGACTATACCCTTAAGTAGTCATCTCCCGAGCATATTGGGAAACATATGGGCAAGTGGGAAGCCGTTGGGTATATGACCCGAAATCACAGGTTCGAATCCTGTTATGTACGGTCGGCGGACCTTAAGCGCCAATAATCAAGTGAGCAAGTATCAAGCTTTATAGATAGTAAGTTTCAATTTTCCTAAGTCAGTATGGCTTAAGCCAGCAAGTCATCAACCCAGAAACGACTTCTGGGAATGGCCTAAATAAGTTAGTTTGCACAGTTAAGCCCAATTCTTTTTAGGGTTCCTGTTCGGGTGGTCTAAATCTAATCCCATTTCATGCTTCATATATGGGATCATTCTAGGGCCAGAGCCATTTCATTTGGCCCTAGATTCTTACAATGCTCGTTTGCGTATGGATATTTACACATCCATATTAGCGACACCAACGCCTCTCATCTTCCCTATAGGATGGGAGGTATTTCTCTTTTCTGGTATTATGGTGCCAGAGGGAGATTCATATGAAACCAAAAAAACAGACCGTTGGCTCTGCCTTTGTAGAGCAGGCATCCAAAGAGCCAACTCGCGTTCGAGTTATTGATCTTGTTGCAGCGAATGCTGAAAAGGTGTGGGAAGATACAAAATCAACAGCTATTGATGATGCCCATTTATATAATGGCGCTACATTTTATGTTGTTATGATCATTCGCATTGAGAAAGCATTTCTTCAAAGTAAAATCATTCACCCTGTTACTGGTGAAACTGAATGGACGGCGCCCCAAACGCGCACACAGATATTCTCTAAGGCAACCTGTCCCACTCCCGCATATTCTCAGACTGTGTACCAAGTAGATCCCGACCTTAATATGAAGCTCATATGGACTCTCCCCGATAAACAATCGTGTGAATTCATTCTCGAGATTCAGCATAAGATGCCAGAGAATGAACACTTTCTGCTCGATTGTGTTCAGAAGTTTTCTCGTGGTTATCTTGGTCGTTTGTGTAATGAACTCAATGGTGAAGTTCCTGGATCTGTCATTGGTGAACTCATTAAAAAATCAGATGACGCTGTTGGCGAGTTGAAACAAATTGGAAAGGAATGGCATGTCGTTCAAGATTGAATATGATGCTCAAGGAAGACTTATTAAACCTGTATTCGAAGAGGTTTCGGCTGGTGAATTCATTCCAGGTGTAGGTATCGTAGATGCGCCACCTGAAGCTACTGCCCAGCAACAAGTTGCGGCTGCACCCGAAGATAATACCGCTGATCAACCACAAGAGGTAGCCGCTGCTCCTGAAGAAGCCGAAGAAGAAGTGCCCAAGGTTGTTCGCAAGCCGCGTAGTCCCGCAGGTGAAGAGAACTTCCGTAGAGTTCGTGAGGATAGAGACAAGCTCCAGCAAGAGCGCGATAGATTGAATCAAGAACTTGAATCATTGCGTCGCAATCAGTACCAGGTTCCCTACCAGCAACAACAACAATATCATCAGCACATGGCGCCAACTGCCGATGAGGATGTTGATCTGAACTTTGGCGATGATGATCTCATTGAAGGAAAGACACTTAAAAAGATTGTGTCGAACCTTAGTAATCAACTTAAGGCAACTACTCAGCGATCTCAGCAAGAGATCCAACAGGCACAACAATCAGCAGCCCTTGTGGGCCTCAAGGCTCGTTATCCTGATCTTGATAAAGTCGTTAATGATGAGACCCTTAAAGACCTCGCTGCAGCTGAACCTTTACTGGCTCAGTCTGTCTTCAGTGCACCTACCCTCGAGAGTCGTTATGTGACTGCTTACACCATGATTAAGAACTTGGGCCTTTATGATGAAGACCCTTATGTTGAACAGAAAGAACGGGTGAAGAAGAACATGGCTAAGCCTCGGGTTGGTCAGATATCAACACCCGCAAGCCCTCTTGCAACTGCAACCGATTACTATAGTGGGCCCATTACTCCCGAGATTGCGGCGCGAGCTCGCAAACAGGTTGAGGATGCTCGTAGAAATAGGTAGATAAACTCATTCCCCAGCGTATGATTGTTGTGGTCACTCTCATATCTCTATCACGCTGGGGAATGTCATGCTTATATTTTGTGTCTTCCTGTTTATTTTTTTTAGTAGATTACTCAACGCCGGCAACGTGACTTGTGGTCAGTCTAAAACTAAAAGTCATGTGTATTCTCGTAGTCATTCTGTTGTTAGGGATCAGGCACAAGCTGCTAAAGAATTGGCTGACGAAAGGGCCCAAGAGTTAATCCGTTCGGTTAATGCGATGCCAATTCCTCGGGTATTCATGCTCCACCGAAGGGCTGCAACCACTGACTTTAAGAAGTTTGATCTCGACGAAGTTGAGCAAGCTATATTTCGCAGTGCGTTAGCACGTCGATATGAAGAACATCGTATTGAATTTGAAAGTATGCACGCTGAATCTATAGAAAGGGCACGCCGAGCTCTTCTTGTAGACCCTGCTCGACAAAAGATGCGTGATCGACGAAAAAGGCGCGCTACGATCGTTATGGGAGCCCCGGTCGTTCTTATTGGATCATTATCGCCGACTATGACCATCCCTGAACCCATTGAGACCAAAGACCCTATAAGAATTTGATTGCATGATAGGTTTCCACTATAGTCTGGATTGAACGCTACTGGGAATTCGTTCTCCCTTGACGCTACTGGGCTTCGTCGACCCTGGACGCTAATGACAAGATTCGTCCTCTTGTGAAATTACTTGCGACTCACAATCGCAACACTTTTTCATAAGTCAGGTTATTTCATGGCTGTAACTACTATTAATACGCTGCCTTCACCAGTGCAGCAAGCATTTTGCTATGTTCTTCTGACCGTTCCAGTTCCAAACTTTATCCATAAAATTCCTGCGATGAAGTCGAGAATGGCTCGGAACTCTGGTTATATTCAGCGTTATCGAAGATACAATCCACTCGGATTGGCAATGGTCCCATTGTCTACAAATGGCGTAACTCCACCAGCACAATCACTCACAGCAATCGATATCGATGCTCGAATGAACTTGTATGGTACTTATATTTACATCAATGAGCGCGTAACACTTCAGAACAATGATCCGGTCCTCAACGAGGCGGCAGAACGTTTAGGCGTATCTCTCCGTCAAACAGAAGATCAGTTGATTGCTTCTATGTTAGCGTCAACGGCTTCATTTGCTAACTGCACCGGCGGCGGTAACGGCGATACTCCAACCGAGATTACTCGTTCGGATATCACCAACACTTGTTCCACCCTTGCAGGAAACAACGCTAATACAATTACGGAAGGCATTCCTGGACGAGACATGTTCGGTACTGCACCTATTCGTAACGCGTATTTTGCATTGGGGCATACAGCATTGCGTTCTGACTTGAACAACGTTCAAGGCTTCACGCAAATGAACAACTATCCAGATCCATTCAAAGCACTTGATGCTGAATATGGTTCTGCGGATCAGGCTCGTTTCCTGTTGTCATCGATCGGTTCGTTCACTGCTAATGCATCTAATCTCGGACAGAATGTGTACAACATATTCTTCTGCGGTCTCGAAGCTTATGCAACGATTGACCAAGATGGTGGCTCTGCTGAGTTCTTGTACCTACCTCCACAATTCAGTGGTCCGTTGGCTCAGAACATCAGCGTAGGTTACAAGTTCTGGACAGTCCCTCGAATCCTTAACGATTTGTGGATCGTCAATCTTCGCGCAACCGTTACAGCAGCTTAAGGAGATATTATGGCAACTATCATTCAACAAGGTGCCTTCACCTCTGCGGGTACGGCTGTAAATCTTCCAATAGCGTCTGGCGTTGATTGGATTGAAACCTATAACCAAACGGCCATTGCAGCACAACTTGCAAATGCCGGCGCCATCTTTAAATGTCAATTTATTAATGGCGCACCAATTGGTACCGGTTGGCAGACATTATATAATGGAGCTTCAACAGCGGTAAATTTAGCCGTTGCTCCTGCCTTATCATTCTCTCTAGTTGATACTTCTGTAGTTACACAGGGACCTCCTGTGGTATTGACTTCAATCAGTGCTGCGGGTGTGCCTATTGTTGCTACGGGAACTACAACTGGTTTAGCAAACGGATCTGTAGTTCGCTTGGTTAACGTCACTGGCGTACAACAATTTGGTGGAATGACATTCTCGATCGATACGATTGTACCTTCTACATCGTTCCGATTGGCATTTGCTCCCCAAATCGCTGCTGGTACTGGCGGATTCTATCGTATTGTGCCTTATGATCCTATTTTCTTCCCTCGTAATCGGTTTATTACGGCTATTACAACAGGTACTACTACCCAAGTAAAAATGAGCGTATTAACAACCTATACAGTTGGACAGGAAGTTCGATTAACGGTACCTCCGGCGTATGGTTCTATCTCGCAAAACATTAATGGTTTGCAAGCTGGGATCATCGCAGTCAACTTGACGACTAACGTTGTTACGCTTGACCTTAACTCGACTGGATTCGGTACCTTTGTGTTCCCTCTGACTGCAGCTACGCCATTCACACCGGCTCAGATCGCTCCAGTAGGCGCAGAGCTTCCTGGACCTGTCACTGATCCATCAAATCTCAGCGATGCAACGGATAACAGTGCCTATATTGGTGTTCGCCTTGCTCCTGGACTAAATGGCCCAGCTGGACAAGCAGCTGACGTGGTTGCATGGATTGCAGGCACTTCAGATGTAACAAATGGCAATGCATTCGGTGCAGTTCCATTTTAATTGAGACTATTCGTGGGGGCTTGGTTCGCCCGGCCCCCTCTCTTCCCTTAGGAGAACTATGAAACGTAAAGAAGAACAATCAGACATAACCGCATTATCGGTATCATCTACCGAAGTTATGAATAGCGAACTGGTTCCACAACGCAATGAGATTGATGAACTCAAAGCACAGATTGCTGATCTCAAAACAAGATTCGGATCTGAGGTACAAGTTGCTGCACCACGAGACCTTACTAAGAAAAAAGTAGACGTCCCAGCAATCCATGACCAGACCCTTCAGGCTCGTCGTGCTGCAAATAATCGCCTTATTAAGGGCGTATTCCGTGACTATGAGATACCTGGTGGCACCGTAGAACTATCACACGGACCCATCTTAAAGGGTGATGTTACTAAAAACTATAAGCTCACTGATGGCCAGACATATGAATTACCCGTGAGCCTGATAAAAGAGCTTAATGAGGGCTGCTTTTATGTAGAATATGCTCATAAACCGGACGGTCAGTTCGTTGCAGCTGTAAATCCTAATTGGGATAGTAACCTCGATATTGGCAGGAAGTTCCATCGATTTGGATTCCAGCCGGTTGACTTCGGGTTCTTCACTGAAAGTGGGCCAACGCCAAATATTTATCTAGCAAAAGCTCTGTAAGGGAGAGTGGGGATATGCCTCAGTTTTATGCGAATCCACAGCCTATTTATCAGCCTGCAATGCGCCTCATATCATCAATAACGAATGCGTCTTCTGCGGTAGTTACGACCACTTTCAATCATAACTACCTTACGGGTCTCATAATCCGCCTTGATATACCCTCATATATAGGCATGCAGCAAGCTAATCAGGCTATTGTGACTATCACACAAATACTGGGGCTTACCTCATTTATGGTTAATCTGAATACGCTGTCGTTTGATCCTTTCGCGATCCCCGCTCCGCTCCCAGCGATAGCTTCTACGACAGCGCTTGCAGTGCCGGTAGGTGAAATTAATAGCAAACTTAATCAAGCAACTAATAACACACTACCTTTTTAGGTGACCCATGCCAGCACCCATAACGACCCTAACCGCAATACGACAAAAAGTTAGACGCATCACCCGCTCGCCATCTCTTGCCAGCTTAAGTGATGATGATCTTGACCAGTACATCAACACCTTTGTGGTCTACGACTTTCCCGAACAGCTAAGAACATTCAATCTTAGAAAAGCGTTTACCTTTGTATGTAATCCGTTTCAGAGTGAATACCGGACAGATGACCAACTTCCTGTGGTAAACCAACTCTTCGACTTCCAGAACCGTTATGTATCGGTACATCCGCCACTTTATATAGCCGGTTATCAAGGTCAACTGAGCCAGTCTCGTGAGCAGTTCTTTGGGCTATATCCCATTTTTAATAGCATTCAGACCATTGGTGTTATGGGTGACGGCGCCACGATGACATTTACGGGTACGATTAATAGCAGTCAAACTATTCCGGGCAATTTAACGCAGCTCATAGCACTGTTGCAGGGTCAGGTTATGTTCGATTCCATTGGTACGAATGGAGAAGGATTAGCTATGGTCGATGCCCCAGTCATTGATGCTGGAACGGGGTTTAATACAAACAATGGAAATCTCTACATCCCTGGAAATCTGCCGGCGATACCGCCTACTGTCGTACTGCCGAACAATACGATCAACTACGTCACCGGAGTCTTTACCGTTACCTTCCCTACAGCACCCGCTGATCAAGCTCCTATCAACTCACAGACCAGTCCACAGGCGCTCTCAATTCCTCGCTCTATGTTGTACCACAATAATACGATAACCATACGACCGGTCCCTGATCAACCATATAGAATCAACTTCGAGGTCTATGCCAATCCTACAGCCCTATTAGACGCTGATGAAAGCCCATCACTCAACGAATGGTGGCAGTATATAGCCTATGGTGCATCCAAGAAGATATTTGAAGACAGGATGGATTCTGAGAGTGTTCAGCAGATCATGCCTGAGTTTGAGCAACAGCGACTCCTTTGTAATCGTAGAACTATAGTTCAGAATGCTAACACTCGAGCTGCGACTATATATTCTCAATATGATCAGGATGGATCGTTTAACCAGCAATCATGGTGGGGAGGATGGAATGGACCTTTCTAGGATAGCGTGTGAACCAACCAAGTCATTCGAATTAAACAGCATGCTGGATCTCTTTATGAACATTGGCATGTGCGTTGTATTTGGGGTGATTATTATAGCGATAATTTCATGGCTCATAAATAGGAAGGATTGATATGCCAGCATCCGATTATAATCCAAATATACCCCAGCCTACTGATACTGGCGCAACCATGCAGCCGGCAGTTCTCCTGAACTTTGGTGCGATACAAGACCTTATAGACGTTGACCATGTCGACTTTGCTGCAACGGGAGCCGGTAAGCATTACAAGGTTACATTTCCTGTTCAGACATTAGCGCCGGCATTCATTGTTGGTGAAGTAGGTCTGTTTAACCTTAATAGCCCTGTTACTACTATCAATGAGCTCTATATAACCAAGTCATCGGGCGTTACATTCCCAATGTCTGCGTCTATCCTGAGCACAAATCCAGCCCCAGCAAACAATACACCAGGGTGGGCGTATCTTCCATCGGGAATGCTCATAAAATGGGGTAATTCTGTCGCAACTGGAAGTACGACAATATTGTTTCCTGTTGCGGCCAATATACCCGTATTCTCAACGGTGGTTTCTGCTGGAGTAACGACAACCGGAGCTGGCACCGATACATTCGCACAACTCACGACATTCTCCAGTGTAGGGATGGTTGTCTATGGGTCTCAACGAACAGCCGTAGCTACCGCAGCGACTACATTCCAGTACTATGCTATAGGATATTAAGATGGCATACGATAGATTCATGATCGCTCCCATCAACACAGGATGGGAAACGGATCTCAAGCCATGGCTCATTCCCGATGATGCATTTCAGCTCCTGCTGAATATGTATGTCTTTCGGGGTCGACTCAGAAAGCGTTTCGGTTCTCGTTACATGGGTATCCTTGATCAACTATCGTCACGATTTTCTATAAATATTGGAACAACTGATGGAGCGGGGCATTTATCCGTAACAGTTCCCGGAGCAACTGTTGCAGGACGCATAGGTCAGATGTTTGCAGTTGGTACTGAGATATTTACAGTATCGGTTGCTGGAACTCCAGGAGTCATGTTAACCACGGGCGCTTCCACGGTCCATACGTTTAATACCACAACGGGCGCATTGGTTATAACCGGTGCCGCTGCGACAACCATCGTATATTATTATCCAGCATTGCCAGTACAGGGTCTTACGGTTTATGAGAATGGCCCTATAAATAACCAGCCATCCTATGGTTTTGATACCCAGTTCGCTTACACATTTGATGTTTCTTTAGGAAGATGGGTTCGTACACAAACGGGTGGAGTTCCGTTATTTACAGGTACTAATTCAAACTTCTTCTGGGCAACCACTTCTCGCGGTGCAATTGGCAATGAAAAGGTTCTGTTTGTAACCAACTATAAATTTGATTTGGTTACAGCGGGCAATGCAGATCATATGTATTATCTGGTTGCTGGTGCATGGGCAGACTTTTCTCCATTAACCATATTCCATACGGATGGTTCGTTTGTTCAGACAGCTCGAATAATAATAGGTTTTAATCAGAGGTTATTGCTACTCAACACGGTAGAGCAATCGGCTGATGGAACGACTATCCAGCAATTCGTTAATAGGTGTCGCTACTCATTCGCCGGTTCACCATTTGCGGTCAATGCTTGGCTTGAGCCGAATAATACTAATGGTGGTGAGTCATGGGGTGGTGGTGGATTTGTTGATGCTACTACAGCTGAGGCTATTATAGGCGTTGAGTTTATCAAGAATCATCTCATCGTGTTCTTTGAGAGTTCAACATGGGAAATCGTAGATACCGGTAATCCTAATGATCCTTTTTTATGGCAACGACTCAATGTTGAGTTAGGATCAGAGTCTACATTCTCAACCGTTGCATTCGATAAAGTTGCCTTAGCAACTGGCGGGACTGGTATTCATGCATGTAACGGTTCAAACGTTGAGCGTATAGATAATAAGATCCCCGATAAGATATTCGGTATCAATGATTCCTCAACTGGGGTGGCTCGCATTTGGGGCATTAGGGACTATTTCACTGAAATGGTGTATTGGTGCATGCCGGTAAACTCGCAGCCATCCAATCAGCCTTATCCATCATCGGTACTTATTTACAACTACAAGAACAATTCTTGGGCACTTAATGATGACTGCATTACCGCATTCGGCTATTTCCAGCAGCAGTTAGCATTACAGTTGCAATTCTGGGATATAGAGCTACAAGAATCGCATTGGGAGCTTGGTGGTGGGGACGTTGCTGGT